GGTTGCGCAGATGCCTGAGAATGTTTTCCCCGAGGTTATCCGCCCAGCGCTATCGGATCGGAGGGGTTGGGCTGTGTTTGTTGGCACGCCGAAGGGTCACAATGCTTTTTATGATTTGTATGAGCAGGCGAGTGGCAATGAGGATTGGCTGTGCGTTGTAAACAGGGCGAGCGAGACGGGCATTTTGGACGATGAGGAATTGTCGGCGGCTCAGCAGACGATGACGGACGACCAGTATCAGCAGGAGTTTGAGTGCAGTTGGAATGCGAACATTCCTGGTTCGATTTACGGGAAGGAGTTGGAGGCTGCGCAGGCTGGTGGTCGGATTTGCAAGGTTCCGTATGACCCGGCCCACAGGGTTGATACGTGGTGGGATTTGGGGGTTGGGGATAGCACGGCGATTTGGTTTACGCAGACGGTTGGTCGGGCTGTGCATGTGGTTGATTTTTATGAGGCTCGGAATGAGGGTCTGCCGCATTATTGTGAGGTGTTGAACAAGCGTGGATATTTGTATGGGACACATAATGCGCCGCATGATATAGAGGTTAGGGAATTGGGAAGTGGGAAGAGTAGGCGTGAGGTTGCCTGGGACTTGGGGCTGAACTTTCGGGTTGTTCCGAGGTTGCCGATTGAGGATGGCATTCATGCGGCTCAGATGTTGATCCCACGGTTGTGGTTTGACAGAGATCGGTGTAATGTTGGTTTGGAGGCATTGCGGTCGTATCATCGGGCTTACAATGAGCGGACGCGGAGTTTTCGGGCGAGTCCTGTGCATGATTGGACGAGTCATGCGTCTGATGCGTTTCGGTACTTTGCGGTTGGGTATAGAGAGGCTGGGCCTATGTTGAAGGCCCCACAACGGCAGGCGGAGATGGATTACGATCCGTTTGCGACATGAGGTGATGGGATGGCTATAGGTTTTGGTGACGTTCTGCGCAACATTGTGCGAGATCTCAAGATGGGATCTTCTGCGGGGCTTGGCTCAAGTAAGAGGCAGTCTTCAAACCTTTCACGCGCAGGATATACTAAGTCTGAGATTAAGGACTATGAAGATCGCACTGCAGCGACGCGGGAAAAGAGAAAGCAACGTGAGGAGCAGGAGCGCATTGAAAGCAGTAAGAACAATCGCAAACGGAGTAATCGCGATAATCCTCCGGCGGCGGATTCGCGGAAACCTGTGCCTATGCCTGTAAAGCGGCGGCCTCTGGCCCCGCCGGCCCCGCCGGCGTTGGTTGATTTGGCTACTCCGCCAACCAGTGAGGTTGAGACTGCTGCGATTGAGAGTACGCGGGGTGGCCGTGCGTCTACGATTTTGACGGGTCCGCAGGGTTTGTTGGCTGAGCAAGAGCCTGAAGGTCAGTTGCGTCGTCGTCGTTCGTTGATGGGCGGGGGTTTGATCCAATGATGGACGGCAAGATGATTGCTGGCTTGATGGGAAAGAAATCGAACCAGGTTGCCAAGGGGATGTCGGCTTCTGTTGACGTAGATCCGCTGGAGCGTTTGAACCAGCGGATGGCTGGCCGGACGGAGGGCGGTGCGGTTAAGAAGAAGACTAAGGAAGACCGTGCGCGTCAATCTTTGATGTCTAGCTATAGGAGTATGTGATGCAGGTTGATCCGCTGGTTGCTAAGCTTGATCGTCGTTATCAAGACTTGTCGAATGCCCGGTCTAACTGGGAGAAGCACTGGCAAGAGCTGGCGGATTACATGTTGCCGCGCAAGGCTGACATCACGAAGAAGCGTACTCAGGGTGATAAGCGCACTGAGTTGATTTTTGACGGCACGGCCATTCACGCGGTTGAGCTGTTGGCGGCTTCGTTGCATGGGATGATGACAAGTCCGAGCGCGCCGTGGTTTTCCTTGCGGTATCGTAACCCTAGTTTGCAGGGCAATGACGCTGCGAATGAGTGGTTGGAAATCTGCATTGACCAGATGTACCAGGCGTTTCATCGTTCGAATTTCCAACAAGAAGTGCATGAGCTGTATTATGACTTGGTGGTGTTTGGCACGGGTGCCATTTACTTGGACATTGACGGCACTAATCTACGGTTTGGCACTCGACACATTGCCGAGATTTGCATTTCTGAGGATTCGAAGGGTTTTGTCGATACGGTGTATCGCAAGTTTAAGATGACGGCTCGGGCTATGGAGCAGCAGTTTGGGGCTAATTTGCCCACTGGCGTGCTGAATGACGTTAAGAACGAGCCGTACAAGGAGCATGATATTGTCCATGTGGCTTACCCGCGTGGTGAGGTCAATGGCAGGGGCAGGGTTGCTAAGAACAAGCCGATTGCGTCGGTTTATTACCACAAAGCAACCAAGGCGCTGTTATCTGAGAGCGGGTTTGACGAATTCCCGTTTATGGTGCCTCGGTTTGTGAAGGACAGTGTCTCAACGTATGGCCGATCGCCCGCAATGACGGCGCTTCCTGACGTGAAAATGCTAAACAAGATGTCAGAGACCACGATCCGCGCGGCCCAAAAACAAGTAGATCCGCCTTTGATGGCGCCGGATGATGGGTTCATGCTGCCAATCCGCACAACGCCTGGGTCGCTGAACTTCTACCGGGCTGGCACGCGCGATCGGATTGAGCCTTTGCAGATTGGCGCGAACAATCCGCTGGGTTTGAACATGGAAGAACAGCGCCGGATGGCTATTCGCCAGGCGTTTTATGTGGATCAGTTGCTGTTGGCGCAGGGTTCGGCAATGACGGCAACCGAAGTGTTGCAACGGAACGAAGAGAAGATGCGGTTGCTTGGTCCGGTTTTGGGCCGATTGCAATCGGAGCTGCTGCAGCCTCTGATCTCTCGTGCCTTTGCACTGCTCCTCAGGGCGGGTCTTCTCCCCCCGGCTCCTGAGGAGCTACAAGGTCAGGACATTGATATTGAGTATGTGTCGCCGCTGGCGAAGGCTCAGAGACTGACGGATCTGCAGTCGATGCTGCGCGGGTTTGAGGTGATGATGCAGGTGGCTGAGATTGCGCCTGTGATGGATTACCTGGACGCCGACAAGCTGGTGCAGTATCTGGTTGAGGTCACTGGCATCCCTGCGCGGGTTATCCGATCAAATGAAGAGGTCGCCCGTATTCGCCGGCAGGCTCAGCAGGCGCAGCAACAGCAGGCGCAGATGCAGCAAGACATGATGGAGAGCGAGCAGGCCAAGAACGTGGCACCGCTCGTTAAGGCTGTTGGTGGTCTTCCTGGGGGTATGGCATGAAGCAGATTGAAGATCTAAAGCTGGCATATCGTCGGACGTTTAACACCGAAGACGGCCAAAAGGTATTGGCTGACCTTAAATCGCGGTTTGCGTTTGAGGCCAGCACGTTTGTTCCTGGCGACCCTCACTATTCCGCCTTCAAGGAGGGGCAGCGTGATGCTGTGCTTTTGGTCGCTAGGATGCTCTCCGAAGGTGGGATTAGGGAAAACACATGAGCGAAGAGACAACCCAAGACGCTGGATCTCAAGAAGTCGCGACCGCAGCTCCGGCTGCACCTGTCGGGTTTTTTGACAGCCTGCCAGATGATTTGCGGGCTGAGCCGAGCCTGCGCAATTTTACTGACCCTGTTTCGCTGGCCAAGAGCTATGTCCATGCGCAGCGGATGATTGGCGCGGACAAGATCCCGCTGCCCGGCAAGTCTGCCACGGATGATGAGTGGCGCCAGGTTTACAAGCGGTTGGGCGCTCCGGACAATCCCAAGGGCTACGAGTTAAAAATTGGCTCTGATGTCATGCGTGATGCTGAGCTTGAGGCGTTTCGTGCTGCGGCCTTTGAGGCTGGGCTAAACGGAAGGCAGGCCAGCCGAATTGCTGATTTCTTGGAGGGCACTGTGACGCAGTCGCGTGCATCTATGGAAGAGAGCCTGGAGTCATCTCGGTTTGAGGGCGAGCAGGAGTTGCGCCGCGAGTGGGGCCAGGCGTTTGAACAGCAGGTTCAGCTTGCGCACAAAGCGGCTGTGACATTTTTGGGAAACACCGAGCTGCTTGATACGGTCGAGCTGGCCGATGGTCGGCTTCTGGGCGACCACCCGGCGATCGTGAGGATGTTCGCAAGCCTTGCGCGCGAGATCGGCGAAGACAAATTGTTGGGCGAAGCAAGCGAGCTTGTGATGACCCCGACAGAAGCTCAGAGCAAAATTTCTGAGATCACTAGACAAGGCACCCCATATTGGGATAAATTTCACCCTGAGCATAGTGCGTATGTCGATGAGGCTCTTCGCCTTAGAGGTTATATGTGATGCAGCGGACAATCTTCGGACCCGCGCGCCAAGCTTGTGAGACAGGCGGATTGACTGCCCAAGCAGTAAGCCCGACCCCGCATGGGACAATCGAGTGTAGCACCCTGAAACCTTTGTTGGAGTGAAGACAAATGTCTACTCAAATCACTACGGCATTCGTCAGTCAGTTTTCCTCGAACGTCCAGATGCTCTCGCAGCAGATGGGTTCGCTGCTGCGCAATGCGGTAGACGTGGAAACCGTGAACGGCGAAAAAGCCTTCTTCGATCAGGTCGGTAGCGCTGCTGCTGTCCTGCGCACCTCGCGTCATGCGGACACCCCACTGATTGATACGCCGCATTCGCGTCGTATGGTCACCATGTCGGACTTCGAATATGCCGACCTGATTGACGATCAGGACAAGGTTCGTCTGCTTGTCGATCCGACATCGACCTACTCGCGTGCTGCTGCTGCAGCTATGGGTCGTGCAATGGACGATGTGGTCATCTCGGCTGCCCTTGGCACCGCGTTGACCGGCAAAGACGGCGGCACCTCAACCTCATTTGCCA